TTCCGCACTGTGGCGCAAAAAGAAGGCAGACGATGCCGAGCACGAGTAAGAAACAACACAATTTCATGGCGGCGGTGGCTAACAACCCAGCGTTTGCCAAGAAAGCAGGAGTCCCGCAGTCTGTGGGCAAGGATTTTTCAAACGCCGATAAAGGCAAAACTTTTAAAAGAGGTGGTGATATGGCTACAAAAATGAATCCCGGTTTTATGGCAATGATGGCTAAAAAGAAGGGCGCACAAGAAGGCTCTAAAGCTGACATGGCTTCTGACAAAAAGCAAATGATGGGTATGAAATCTGGCGGCATGAAGAAAATGGCTGCTGGTGGTTTTACGCGTTCAGCCGACGGTATTGCATCTAAAGGCAAAACCAAAGCCAAGCAAATCGTAATGAAAAAAGGCGGCATGGCCTGCTAAGACCATGAGACCCTCGCGTGGTATGGGAGATATCAATCCCTCAAAAATGCCCAAAGGCGTGAAAAAAGCACGCCGGGATGACACGGACTTCACCCAGTTCAAAGAGGGTGGAAGTGTTAACGCCGCTGGTAACTACACGAAACCAAGCCTTCGTAAGAAGATTGTGTCTCAGGTCAAAGCAGCGGCAACTCATGGCACGGGCGCAGGGCAGTGGAGCGCGAGAAAAGCGCAGTTGGTAGCCAAGAAGTACAAGGCTGCTGGCGGGGGATACAAAGATTGAAAGCGCCGCAGACTTCCCTTAAAAACTGGGGTGACCAAAAGTGGAGAACCAAAAGTGGAAAACCGTCTAGTAAAACTGGCGAAAGATACCTTCCAGAAGCTGCAATTAAAAGTCTCAGCCCTAGTGAGTACGCTGCGACAACACGTGCAAAACGTGCTGGCAAAGCTAAAGGGAAGCAGTTCGTAGCCCAACCCAAAACAATTGCAAAGAAAACGGCAGGATTTAGATAATGGCAACAACTTCTGGGTCAGCAAGCTTTAATTTAGACCTCACCGAACTGGTGGAGGAGGCGTTTGAGCGTGCCGGTTCAGAGTTGCGCACCGGTTATGACCTAAAAACGGCTCGCCGGTCGCTGAATCTGTTGTTTGCTGACTGGGCAAATCGCGGTGTCAATATGTGGACGTTCGAGCAGGGCACGATCACCCTAACTCAAGGCTTGAACACTTATGCAATCCCCACAGACACTGTCGATTTGCTTGATCACGTCATCCGAACACAGGCAAATGTGGCGGCAACACAGGCTGATTTGACAATTACCCGAGTTAGCGTCTCTACATACGCTACTTTACCCAACAAACTGACCCAAGCGCGGCCAATTCAAGTTTGGTATCAGCGTTTGGACGGGCAAATCATGCCAACAACGGCGGTTTTGGCAACCAGCATCAGCGCTACCGCAAACACAGTTGTTTTGTCCAACGTAATTGGACTTCCCGCCATTGGTTACATCAACCTTGACAGCGAAACTATCTTTTACAACTACATTGATGGCAACACTTTGAGCAACTGCTTCCGTGGACAGAACGGAACAACGGCTGCGCCCCATACTGCAAGCGCCAGTGCCAAGATTTACATCAATAACGTACCCCGCGTGACCATGTGGCCTACGCCGGACGGCTCCCAGACCTACCAGTTTGTCTACTGGCGTATGCGTCGCGTGCAAGATGCCGGTAGCGGTGTCAATGTGATGGATGTGCCCTTCAGATTTGTGCCCTGTATGGTGGCGGGGTTGTCCTATTACATTGCTTTGAAGGTTCCCGGTGGCATGGAACGCCTTGGGGTATTGAAACAGCAGTATGACGAGGCATGGATGACAGCGGCGGACGAGGATCAGGAACGCGCCGCGTTGCGTCTTGTGCCTAGGCAGATGTTTATTGGGGGCGGATAATGGGGAATCGGTTTGCCAGTGGCAAGAACTCGATTGCCATATGCGACCGGTGTGGCTTCGGGTACAAACTCACACTGCTTAAAAAGCTTGTTGTCAAGACCAAGACGTATGACTTGAAAGTGTGCCCTCAGTGCTGGGATCCAGATCAGCCTCAACTCCAGTTGGGTATGTACCCAGTGGATGACCCGCAAGGGATACGTGACCCGCGTCCTGACCTGAGTTACCAAGTTTCTGGTTTGTTGGCAGACGGGTACAGCGGTGGTGGTAGTCGAGTATTTCAGTGGGGTTGGAATCCAGTTGGTGGTTCGTCCAGTTTTGATGCGGTTCTGACCCCAAATAACTTGGCGATGGCAGTAGAAATTGGTACAGTAACGGTAGTTGTAACTTAGGAGTTAATCATGGCAAAAATGGAATCAGCCGCAGCAGATAAAAAGCAAGATGTTGCTTTAATCAAAAAGGCTTTTAAACAGCACGACACCCAAGAACACAAAGGTGGCAAGGGCACATCACTGAAGCTGGCCAAAGGCGGCAAGACCAATGAGATGATGATGAGTATGGGCCGTAACATGGCTAAAGTTGCAAATCAGCGAGGCAAATAATGGCTAAATTCAGCATGAAACAAGACGGCAAAGAAGTTGGCCCAGCCAGCGTATACGCGCAACCACACAATATGTCTGGTAAAGCTGTTGGTATCCAATCCAACCCCGGCAAAGAACCTAACCGCAGCAAAGCCGACACGGTCAACATGAGCGTTGGCAACATCAGCAAAGCTGCTGGCGACCAGCAAGTCAAAACCGACGGTATCAAAATGCGTGGTACTGGCGCGGCTACCAAAGGCTTAATGTCTAGGGGCCCGATGGCATGAATTACACCGAACTCAGTAACGCTATTCAAGCGTATACAGAGAACACGGAGACTAGCTTCGTGGCGGAGATTCCTGTCTTTGTGGAGCAGGCTGAGCAACGTATTTATAACTCGGTGCAGTTCCCCTCAATTCGTAAGAACGTGACAAGCACTGTTGCGATAAACACAAAGTATTTGGACTGCCCTCTTGACTTCTTAGCTGTGTATTCTATGGCGGTCATTGATAGTAACGGTAACTACGAATACTTGCTTAACAAGGACGTTAACTTTATCCGTCAGGCATATCCAAACCCTACAACAGATGTAGGCATCCCCAAGTACTACGCACTGTTTGGCCCAACGGTATTAAATACTGTAATTTACGACGAACTCTCGTTCATATTGGGACCAACAGCCGATGCAAGTTACGGCGTTGAGTTGCACTATTACTATTATCCAGAGTCAATTGTGCAAAGCCCTGTTGCTGTTTTGGGTGCAATTACTGGTGGCAGCGCATATACGGCAGGCACTTATTTTAATGTGCCCTTGACTGGTGGTACAGGTAGCGGGGCGTTAGCAACGGTTACTGTTTCTGGTGGCGCGGTAACAGCCGTGACTATTACGAATGGCGGCTTGAACTATACAGCTGGCGGGTCTTTGTCCGCCGCCGCTACAAATATTGGCGGAACAGGTTCTGGGTTTTCTGTGTTAATTAGTACTGTAACTAACTCTGATGGGCGGTCATGGCTGGGGGACAACTTTGACACGGTGTTGTTGTACGCATCTTTGGTTGAGGCTTACACCTACATGAAGGGTGAAACCGACATGATGGCTTTATATAACGGAAAATACACGGAAGCTCTTGCGTTAGCCAAGCGCTTGGGTGATGGCATGGAGCGTCAAGACGCTTATCGTTCTGGTCAATTTAGACAGGCGGTGACCTGATGGCGTTTACCGGCAACTTCTCCTGCAATGTTTTTAAGACCGGGCTGATGAACGGCACGTTCAACTTTACTTCGGGGACGTTTTATATTGCACTCTATACAAATGCAGCCACGCTTGATGCCTCTACCACGGCTTATACGGCTACGGGCGAGGTTGTGGCTTCTGGGTACACGGCTGGTGGGCTGGCACTCACGATTGCGCAGGCTCCCACGGTAGGCAACTCAGGCAGCACCGCCTATATCTCATTTGATAACGCGGCTTGGACTTCGGCATTAACTGCTCGCGGAGCTTTGATTTACCAAAGTGGCGGCGGAAACCCAGCAGTTTGCGTACTTGATTTTGGCGCAGATAAGACTTCAACTGCAACATTCACGGTACAGTTCCCCGCTGTATCAAACACTTCAGCAATCATAAGGATAGCGTAATGGCACTAGTCACAACTACCAAAGGCGAAATGGATGAATCTTTGCTTGAGAAAAAAGAAGGTTCATTGGATAATGACAACGAAACAACCACATGGGTGGAGTATTGGTTAGATGGCGAACTTGTCCACCGTTCGGCGCATGTTCAGTTAAAGCAAACAGTCACACTCTCGGCTGAAGCCGCATCTCTTACATAAGGAAAAATCATGGCAAATACCCAAGCAATGTGCACATCGTTCATGGGGCAACTGCTCAATGGCGGGCATCAATTTGGAACAATTACGCTGACTTCGCGTACCAGTTTGACTGCGCCCACTGTTGATACGTTTAAAGCGGCTTTGTATCTAACAACTGCCACGGTAAACGCAAGCACTACAGCATACAGCGCTTCTAATGAAGTGTCTGGCACTGGCTATACCGCTGGTGGTGTGACGATTACAGCATGGAATGCTCCAACTGCTACTAATTCGTCTACAACAGCGGGTACTGCATTTACTACGCCTACGGCTTCGATCACATACACAACTGTGACTTTGGCAACGGCGTTTGACGCAGTGTTGATTTACAACTCTACCCAAAGTAATACGGCTGTCAGTGTTCATACCTTCGGTTCTCAAACAATCACTGCTGGTACGTTTACATTGACTATGCCTGCTAATACCACTGCTGCTGCGTTGTTGCGTATTGCTACAACTTAAAGATAGTGTATGGCTAACGCATGGGGTTCCGAAGCATGGGGCGACGGCAGATGGGGCACTAACAGTTTTAGTTTGGTGCTTACGGGGGTCGACGCAACAGGTTTAGTTAATAGTGTTAGCTTTGTTGAGGAATACAGTGGTGCGGGCGTTAGTGCCACTGGCGCTGTAGGTAGCGTCACTGTTGCTGATCGTCTTATTGCTATAACAGGTGTTAGCGCTTCTGGCGCAGTGGGCACAGTAGTTAGCATAAATGCTATGGCGCTGACAGGCGTTGGAAGTGCAGGCAGTGTAGGTACGGTTGCGGTTATAAGTACTCTTGGCTTAACGGGCAATGAGGCTTTTGGTCAAGTAAACCAAATTATTGTGCCGGTGAATTCCAACCAAGCGTTGGCTTTTGTTGGGACTGTACTCAATGTAACAACCGTGGGATTGACCGGCATATCTGCTTCAGGCGCTTTAGGGACTATGGGGTTGAT